TAAATGTTCCAGCGTTAGTTACTGTGCCCGTTGTTCCTGTGTTAGTAAATGTACCACTGGTGTTAGTGATAGCACCTGCTGTTCCACTGTTGTTAAAAATACCAGTGTTAGCTACGTTGCCAGCAGTACCCGCATTAGTATATGTACCAGCATTGGTAACTGTTAATACTGTAGTTCCACTTGGATTGGTAGCTGTTGTTCCAGATGTATTAGTAACATCTATAGGACCGCTCGGAGTAGGGGTCGGAGTAGGTGTTGGTGTTACTACTGCATCTACGGCTGCTTGTATCGTAGGATCGTTAGAAGTGATAGGCCCAAATGCTACACCGTTCTTCAATGTAACGCCTGGTGCTCCACTGACTAATAAGATCGGACTTAGGGCCGTGTCACCTAGGTTAAAGTCACCAATACCTAAAGTGTAAGTGCCGTCTGCTGTTACTTCATAAGACGCCACTTGCCAACCTGTTGACCCATAACTGCCTGTTGACCAGTTACCTGCGCCTGTGTTAATAGCACCTAATACACTATAATTCTGAGTATATCCGTTAATCTTAGGCGTCGCGCCACCAGTTGTTGCTACTAGAGATGTGATACTAGTATCGTTCCAAGGTGTGTAGTCTGTTGCTACGAAGTTCCAAGCTAAGGTAAATTTTGTACCTGCGGTTAGATTTAATCCACTGTAGTACATATATGACGCATTAGTTGGAGTAGTTTGTCCTCCAGCGGCTTTTGCTACTAAGAAGCTTTGTATAGATGCTTTATCACTAGTGCTTAGTCCAAAACTGCTAGCCATAGCAGTATACATAGTACTGCCTGTCGGTTGTAAACTAGCCATATATTCACCACTGTATGGTGTGATGTTCCATGTTAGTCCGCCACCTGGTGTATAGTTAGTCATAGCACTAACAATGTTAGCACCTTTTCCTTGGCTATTCCATTGTGTTGGTAATTGTGCCCCAGTACTAGGGCTAAGTGTCCAACCTGTTAATCCACTTGTGGTAAATCCTAGATCGAGACCATCTGCTATAGCAGACGTACTAAAAATTATACTCATGGCGGTGGCCAAGAGATTGCGTTTGAAAACTTTCATGGTTCGCTCCCGTTAAGTCCAATAGTATTTACTACTAGTAACGGAGGCTTTAACCTAGTGTTTAATTACGGATATAAGACCAATTACCACATGTGCCTGGCATACACTGTATGCTCATACTGCCTTGGCTGGCAGTTGTGGGATTAGTTTGTTGTACAGAAATATTAGCTCCAGTTGCACCATTCAACCAAACATTAAATGTTTTTTCAGCACCAACTCCGCCAGTCTGTTGTGCGTTTAATACATTAGCATCGTTGGTACTGCCCGCAGTATTAGTTACTGTAAATTCATGTTTACCATTACCACTTTGTGTTATGTTGAATTGATTACCGCTACCATTTAGATTTTGAATAGCCGCAGTATGATTACCTGAACCATCTTGTTGTATGCTTACAGAATTGTTACTGCCTGCTTTAATTTCTACACTAGCAGTCTTAGGAGCACCTTGTTGTATTATAGCTATAGTAGTGTAATCTACATTACTGCTACCATTATTATTGCCCAGGCTAACTGTAGCAGAATGTCCGTTACCTGTTTGGTCTATGGAGATAGAATTGTTGCTTCCTACTTGATCTATGTAAATGGTATTATCGCTAGTAGATTGGGCTTTTACATCAGTGCATCTAAGCCCAGCTAGTGATATGATCATTAGGAATATTGCTATTAGTTTCATTTTCTTGGAGCCGTCACTATTGCCGAATTGTCTTGTACTACTGTGATAGTTGTACCGCCACCATTATTTACACGGTTTTTAACTTCGATACTTCCTTGCGTCTGAACTAGAGTTGAGTTTTGATTTTTAGGAGTAGTAATGCTTTGTCTATTGCTACCATCACTACGACTCAGTGTAACAGATGTATCGTCAACTTCAGCTACTACTCCTGTAACAGCATTGTAATCGGGTAACAGCCCTGATTTAGTGCTGTTCAGCAAATTAACCTGCGCGGCCATCTGCGCATTAATGATATCTAGAACATTGGCTAGAAAATCTTGATCTAGGAAATTACGGCTCAACTTGTCAACGAACATGTCTTTTTGTTCTGCATCCAGAGCATTAGCCAGTCCTGTTTCTTTCAAGAAGTTAACATCTAATATGCCTTTCATCTCCTTACGATTGTCATCTTGTTTGGCTTCTAATTCTCTAGGAGGAGCAACAATTAACATGTTGTTCATGGCAAATTCGCTAAGTTTTAATATCACAGGAGGACTAGGCTGTACGCTTCTATTTTCAACCCTAGTAGCTTGGAATGGTTTATTCAATACTACAGACCCTGCATCATTGGATACTGTAATAGCACCTACTGTACAATCGGGTTCGATATCCGTAGCAGTTCTGCTGCCGCGCCAGCCTGGACAAGTGGGTAACAGAACTACAGTGCTGGCTCCAGTTTCATCTACTGTTGCTGTAAAATCTGTGCCGCGCACACTGATACTAGCACTAGGTGTATTGATAGCCACTTTGTCTTTATTGTTATGTGCTATATCTCCGCTAGCGAATCTAACAGTACCATATGCTACTTTCATTGCCGCTTGACCTGCTTTGTTTTTAGGACTGTACACAAAATCATCGATGACAAGTTTACTGTTTTCGTTAACCTGCACACGGCTCTTATCTTCGAACGTAATACCAATCTTACCCTGTGTAGTGCGAACAGCATCCATCATCTCAACTTTAGTTCCGGTAGGAGCTTGTAGTGTTTGATTTTGTCTCTGTATCACGGGAACGGAATTTAGCTGTTCTGTCACAGATCCAATTTCTGCATAGGCAGGTGAGCATAGTATTATAAGGCAAACTGCTAGACTTCTCATTATTTGCCTCCGTTGGCTACAACTATGACGTTGTTACTGCCCTTCATAACTATGTTCAAAGGTGTAACATCTCCAATACCCAGCTGTGAAGTCTTCACGGTATTAGAATTTCCTATGATATCAAATGTAGCAGTGTGTCCAAAACCGTCTTGAGACATGTTTACATTGTTTCCAGAACCTACTGCTGTTCCTATTACTGAGTTATTGTTTCCTGTTTGGGATATGTTAACTGTATTATTACTACCGCTAGATACTGTGATTTGCTGTAAATTTCTATCTCCTGCGGTTAACGAAATAACTCCGTTAGAGTTACCGCCGCTGGTAGTAGCTGTTAGATTATTAGCAGTACCCGTCATCTTAACTTCAGCGTTGTTGCCATTACCGGTCTGTGTTAGTATGATGCTGTTGCCTTTGCTGATATCTTTGCCATTGCCATTGCTATCTATGACGGCATTATTACTATTACCTTTTACGTTGTAGTAAAAGATATTACCACTGTATCCAGCAATGTCTAATTCCGATGGCAATTTTGTCTGAGCACCAAATTTCATCGTGTTGCCTGAACCCACTTGGCTGATAGTTATCTGGTTACTATCTCCATACATTATAGCCGGGGTTTCATCACTAGTTCCACTGCCTGGTAATCCCCGAACTCGATTACCGGCACCATCCTGTACGATTAACACTGTTGCGTTATCGCCCGATTGGTCTATGTAGGTGCTGTTATCTGCCGCATAAGCTTCAACAGCACCAATACATAGTAGTGATGCTATGATGCGTTTTAACATATTAAGGCTTATTACTGTTTAATCTTAATGTGTTGTTGCTACCTGCAACATTCACGTTAATAGTGCTATTTGCTATTCCTGCCTGTACAACACCAATATCATTGCCAGACCCAGTTACGTTAGCCGCGAATGTATGTCCAGTTACAGCAGTGCTGTCCTGTGCTACATTGAACGTATTACTAACTCCTGATGCGGCAATACTAATACTGTTATAATCGCCTGTTTGCTGTGTACTTACTGTGTTAGAATTTGCTGTTAGATTGATACCGGTAGTGTTGCCAGTACCATTAACTACTGAAGTGATATTACTGTTGTCTACAGCGCCACTAGTACCAGATCCAAACCCACTGCCTAGTGTAGCAATCACAGTATTATCGTTACCAGTTTGTACATTGATACCGATAGCGTTGTTGCTACCATTGCCATTAACTTGCACTTGTGTATTAGTTAATTTTGAATTAGGATTTCCTACGTTAATCGTGCCTGCGTTGTTAGAACCTTCTATCTGATACAAGAAACTTAATGGTGCCGAAGTGCTACCTACAACACCAGTATAAGGATTAGCTGGAAATGTCATAGTCCTTCCTGAGCTAGGGCCACCGTCATCGTTATTAAAACTGAGTGCCAGCTTGTTGCTTGTACCCACTTGATCGATCACTACACCGTTGCTAGTACCATTAATTCCTGCTCTGTTGCTAGCACTAGGTATCCCGTTAGTGCCGCCAATAGCGTTGCCGCTACCTTTCTGATTTACTACTATTTGGTTATTATCACCTGCTTGATCGATGAATATGCTATTGTCCGCGGCCATAGCAAAGCCTCCCGATGTCAACATTGCAGTTGAAATCAGTATTGTAAGTAATTTTCTCGACAACTTACCATCGCCTTTGATGCTCTGTTCCATATGATTCCAATATTGCTTTCTTAAGGCAATACGCTCCTTGGGGCTGGGCCCCGTTAATTGTTATTGTACTACTTTATTTTAACTGCTCTAATACCTCTGTGCGAATCCATCCGCCTTTGTTTTCGCCGTCTACGACTCTCAGCCAACCTTCACTCCCTGGCTGTACAACTTTAACTTCTGTGCCTTTCTTGAAGAGCCATTTCTTAGTACTTGCCGTGTCAGCTTCTGTAAACAAGTATGCATCTTCTTTTAATTTACGTTGTCCAAACAGCGGCCTTGGTGCTATTGGTTTTACTTCTGCTTTTGCCGCTGGTTTTACTATTTTTTCTTCTGCCTTGCTGGCCTCACCCTTTCCTTCGTCTCTTTTAGTATCTTCACTGTCGCTGGACTGTTGTGGTGCGGTGTCAGGTGCGGGGGTTGGGGCGGGTGTTTCGGGGGTTTGTGATTGAACCACGACATCTTTCTTCTCCTCTTGTTTAACTTCTACAGGAGCTTCTACTTTCTTAGGCTCGGGTTCAAAACCTCCGCCGCCCAACAAGTATCTCTTAGCTTCAACCATAGGGTACTTAAAATCCCATATGCCTTTCTTTGCGCCTTCTTTGATTAATTCTACCACTGCCATTTCTACTGCTGATTTAACAGCATAAGTACCTGGCTCATTGATAGTTAAGCCTGCTTCTGCTTCAAAACTCTTCGTACCAGCATCAAAGAATTTCAATGCTGTGGCACTGTCTGCTGTACTCATTATAGTTTTCTGTACAGTAACACTTGCCAAGACTTTACCTGTGTTTACACTGACTGCACGTAGACTCACCGTAACTGTATCAGTGCTCCATTGTGTCTGTGATCCTATTCCAAATATTCTTGCGCCAGCGCCGCCGCTAGTCGTGCTAGTATCGTAGCCTACTATTCCACCTTCCATAATCAATCCAGCAAACTGCATAGGCATCAAAGGTTTTGCATTAGCACCTTCATATGCTTCGCGCATCTGGCGTATGATTGTACGCTCCTTGGTCAGGTTGTCGATACCAACACGCTCTACAACATCGAACCATGTACCTTTACCTACATCCTGCAATGCTTTGATAAGGAATGCTTCTGCACCTTGAGTAACCGCAGTACTTAAACTTGCCACATTAGCTTGCGGCCTGCGCTGTCCTGTCTTGTCCATAAAACTGTATACTGCTACACTAACTGGCTTGTTACTGGATGGAGGAGGTATAGTATCAAACTCCTTCTGCATCATAACTTTAGTTACTTCTGGTTTAGTCTCAGTCAATCCGGTACTCTGGATTGACGCACACCCAGCAAGGCTTAAAGCAATTAATGTCGGTAGTAATACATTCTTCATATTAGTTTCCAAACTGGAATTGTCCTAATGGGACAACTACAGTAGTCTGATTGCCGACACTGTCTGTAACTTGTAAGGTAACGCTAGAACTATCCTTAGTCCAGAATATAGTATTACCTTCAAAATTTAGTGTGCCTGAATTTGTGCCACCATTAGCAAACATAGCAGTAGCTAAATTTTGGCTAATCTGTGCGTATATACGTGACTCCAAGTTGTTCATGAACTTGGCTATGTTGGTATTAGATGCATCTGCTTTTGCTTTGTCTAATGCCGCTTGAATATCTTTTTGTAACTGCGCCCTACGTGTAAATTCTTGATTTTCTATAGTAAGCACATGACTGCTATATCCACTGCCATTGAAGCTTGGGCTCTTAAATTGATAGTCTTGGAGAGGTGCTGCCATTGCTATTGCCGGGCAGATTAACAAGCAGAATATTAACTTTTTCACCATTTTATGCTCCCACTAGGCCTCTTGTTAGTTATTTAACCTCGTGGCAGTAGAATTAAACTAGCGTATTATTAAATGCTAGTTTAATTGGTATATTCGGGTTGTTCTGGAGAATCCATTCCAATATGAGAACTAGGATGATCTATTTGTACATTGGATGGTTGGGGTGTTGTGGGTACTACCGGTTTGTTTGCTTGTGGCTTAGGTGTTGCAGGCACAGCAGTCATAGATGCTTTTGCTGGACCTTGTTTTGTAACTACAGCAGGTTTCTTTTCTATACGTGTAAGTTCGTGCAGAAGAGGACCTTTTTCAAAATAGTTAGTAGATGCCTTCTCTGTTAGATAGAAACGAATGTTAGTCAATAGACCCTTACCAGTAGGATCGTGCGCATCGTAGATATGTATAGTTGGTTTATTGCTTCTAGCACCTATGCTTAGTTTACAACGAAGATCGATATTGCGTTCCTTTAACTTAGCTTTAACAACATGGAAGCTGTGTATAGTGCTAGATCCTTTATCGAAACTTACAATACGCAGAGTCTTTCCGCCGCCTGATCCATGGAAATTTATTAAATCTGCTATCTTTTCTATAAAGATAGTTTCACCAGCAAAACTAGCGTTGGCTAATTCGGTGTTTAATTTTTCTACTACCTGTTTATAGATAGCTGTAAAAAATTTAAGTATGTCATTCTTGCCTCTTGCAGGCATGTCTAGTGTAATGCCCAAGGGTTCAAACGTCCTCTTGGCAGAAGCCAACCAAGTCTCAGGACCGCCCAGTAGTCCGCCTGAAGTACTCTGTCCATACTTAACACTGTCGGCTTTTAAACTGATATCTACGTTCTTGAGTGTGCGTTCTTTAACTTCACCTGTTTCTGGATCAGTAGTAGTTACCAACGCCTTAACGTCTGTCTTTGTGCCTTTCTGGCTAGTAACACCGTCGCTGATGATGCGAACTTCATCTACTTTGCCGTTCTTATAAAAATAATTGCTATAACGTTCAGCATCTGGACTGTTAGCATAGTGTACCGCTGATGCAAAGATATTTTCAAACTGTTTCCAGTTTTCTACCTTTTCCAATGCTTCCTGGCTTCCAGCTGGTAATCTTAGACTGAATACAATCTTATCACTTATCTTACTGTTTTGATCTTTAGCTTTGATTACTAATGATGATCCGTTTGTTTTGAATGATCTGTTTAGTATATCTTGTAGATCATCGACGGTAACATCCCCTATCGAAGAGCCGTTACGTAGTATTAGTTTTGCTGTGATCGCGGCGCCTAGTGCGGCTTCTGCGATGTCGCCTTTGTTAAAACGGTTAGCATGTATTAGCCCTGTTTCTATACTACTATCTGCACCAACGATGGCAAACTGTTCTCCTTCAGGTGTTGTAAACACTCTGTAGTTCTTGCCCTTACCTATATGAACTAAAGGTATGCTTTCTATATCTACATGTTCTGGGTCAGTCCACGTTAATTCTTGTGTAGGGTCGAATTCTGGGAGTTCTTTCTGTATTGCTCGTAATAGAGCTTCTCCCTTAACCGATGTGGATAACTTTACCTTATGCCCGTAGCTGTATGCTCCTTCACGAGAAAAGATGCTGGCTTCGTTTAAAATACGGGTGTTTTCTACTAGATCTAATAATTGCATCTAGTATTTATTTGATATCAGGGAACAAGCATTCCTGAATGAATACACGTACATCCTCTTCGTCTAGCCCTAAACTAGCCATTACCCTAGGAGTGTGCGGATTCTGTTTCTGATTAAATGCATAATAGTTCTGTTCTTCTGTTGTATCTACAACAGTATTATTTGTTTCCCAAACAGCATCTAGATAATGATCTACCCCTCGCTTGGCCATCTCATATATTTGAGCTATTTCTTCTTCGGTTTGTACATTACTTGCGGCAATCATATTCTGGCTAAAAATACGTTCGGCCCAATCTGGAAGTGCTCTAGTCTTTTTCCATTGCAAACTAGAAGTCTCATTGGCAAACCATTCTAGCATCGGATGATCCTTATCTCCTGCAGGACTATAATCGTAGAAACAGCCGGTGATCTTATTCTTACCGGCTATAACGTCGAACCCAAAAATGGGTGCAGGGTTGTGTGTATACGGAAAGATACAGCAATGCATCATCCATAAACTTTTTGTTTCACGAGCATCAACAACATCGATATGTGCCCTACGATAACGACTACTTTGCCACACTTTGTTAACCCAGCCCGGTTGATTGAACCGATCCATTCCGGGCTCTTCTATAATACTACCTGTTGCATAAAATTTAGATTCAAAGTACTGTTCGACTTTGATCAATGTTTCCCAAGCATTACTCATTATCTATCCTACTAATCTTAAAACTATAAACACCGTTATGTAATCTTTTAGGTAAAAAATTCATCGAGATGCTGATTCGGTTATCACCTAAGTTAGGTTCGTGACCATGAACTAGGTTCGATGGCCATATTAGCAATGTTCCTTCTGTAATGTCATGTACCCTGAATGTAGAAGCATTCAGATAGTTGTAATCCCTAGGGTATATACTCATATAAGGACTGAGTGAATTCAACTCAAGTTCTTTTGAGAAATACAATGGTTGATGTATTTCGTTATCGTAATTTAGATAGTATGTTCCACTAAAATAAGAATTACCATGATTGTGTTTACCCATCACACAGTTTCTGTGAGTCTGGTTTATCCAACTCAAACTCACAAACATATCTGTGTCTAGGTTTAATAAATTGTTTGCATAATCATTGACGGATTCTTCGAGGAAGTTTTTAAAATCTGACATGTCATCCTGATTTAAGAAACTTCCTGTATACTCGAAGTAATGATTAGCATCTTGAATCCTGCGTACTTCGTTTGTTGTATCCATCATACGCTGTACTATATTTTTTAAATTATCGTTATTAGAATATGCATACCTTCCTATAACTGTTGGAAAGATTTCAAAATGATTACTCATCTACATATTCTACTAATTCTAACATGTCTCTAAATAGATCTGTAGCAAACGAAAAACAGATGTTAGCTTCGTCGGCCATGTCATCGCTGATACGTTCCCGTATGGCAGCTTTGAGTGCATCAGGTTCTGCAAATTGATACATACGTCCGGATCCTGGAACCTTCTTACTAATCATCTGACCGCCTGCAAGGTCGCCCATGTGTCGAACATAGATGTGTGCCATTAGTTTCTTAGGATCATCCTTGATGCTCAGTATGTGTTTAATATACTTTTCAGTAGTAGGCATGATCTTAGGAATGCCGTCTTCTTCATCATTCCATAGTTCTTCAAAATCTGCTAGGATCGAAGGTGCTCGGCGGATATCAGGTAGCCCATGTAAAAGCTGATGTGGCATAGCACATACTTCTAGAATCTCATAAGTAGGATGTTGGTTTTTTAAAAATGTTGCATATAGCTTTGGATTGATCTTACCCGAAAACAGGATCTTCACAAACTCTTGTCTCTCGGCATTTTTATGTGCCTCATGTGTTAACTCGCGTAAGCTCATTCTTCCTCCAATTTGATCTGCAATGGAAATCCATTTGCTCGAGCTACTGTGGTTGCTTCGACTGCCTTAGCTTCAGCGATTTCAAAACTGTAAACGCCAGCTATTGCACTACCACTTTCGTGTACTGTGACCATGATGTCACGAGCAGTTGTGTCTGAGTGATGGAATATTTCGATTAATATACCAACAACAAAGTCCATAGGAGTAGCGTCATCGTTTAGGAAGATAACCTTCCAACGTTTTGGCTCTGATACGGTTACTTTGATCTTTTCGTCTAGTTGAATATCGGTTCCTGGCATCTTCTTACTCTCTTAGGGTTAAGTGTAGGGAAGTTGCCTTCCCTACACTATTATTTACTTCATTTAATAGTGATCGAACGTGGTTTTAATGCTTCTGGAACGATACGCTCAATTTCAATCTTAAGCATACCATCCTTAACTTCAGCACCCTTGACTTCCATATATTCAGCTAGGGTAAATGTCTGCTCAAAATCACGAGCGGCTAATCCACGATGCAAATATTCCACACCTTCTGCGGCATTAGCTCGTTTACCTGTAATCATTAGCTGATCTTGATCAACTTCTACAGTGATTTCATCTTTGGTAAAACCTGCTACTGCTACTTCGATTCCATACTTGTTGTCAGCGTATTTGACAATGTTGTGTGGAGGATAGTTGCCGTTTACATTAGCGAATTGATTGTTAAAGTAACGATCAAATCCTACAAGTGCTCTGTTGATTTGTGCTAGAGCATTAGCATCAATAGTTCTTAGTTGGTTCATTTTGTTTCTCCTTTATTAAGCAAGAACTTTGTAGGGCCCGACCATCGGCGCCCTACGATTTTATTATATTACTTCTTATCCTTAGTGTCAACCTCTGTGAACTCTGCATCTACTACAGCAGGCTCTGGTTCAGCCGCAGGAGCTTCTGGAGGAGCTTGTTCTGCTGTCTGTTTAGCAGTAAAGATTGGTTGTGCTTTTTCAAACAACGTTTGGACAGACTTTTGGATAGCTTCTGGATCGTCGCCAAGTACTGATTTGTCAACGTCGGCCAGGGCGGTTTCAAATGCTGTCTTGTCGTCTTCTGTTAGCTTGTCTTTGTACTGTTCAAAATCTTTCTTCACAGTATGTGTTGCACCTTCCGCATTGTTACGAGCTTCGATCAATTCCTTCAGCTTCTTATCAGCTTCGGCATTTTCCTCTGCTTCCTTAACCATGCGTTGTATTTCTGCTTCAGATAGACCTGAATCAGATTTAATAGTAATCTTGTTTTCTTTGCCAGTATTCTTATCCTTGGCACTTACATTCAAGATACCATTAGCATCAAGATCTAGTGTGACCTCGATCTGGGGAACACCACGCATTGCTGGAGCAATACCTTCTAGGTTAAATTCGCCCAACAACTTGTTGTGTTGCATTAGTTCACGCTCGCCCTGTCCTACCTTAATAGTGACAGCAGGCTGATTGTCTTCAGCTGTGCTGAATGTCTGAGTGTGTTTAGTTGGAATAGTTGTGTTCTTCTGGATCAGCTTGGTAAAGATACCGCCCATTGTTTCGATACCTAATGACAATGGAGTAACGTCTAGCAACAGAACGTCTGTCTTATCGCCTGCTAGAACAGCACCTTGGATTGCGGCGCCTGCGGCAACTGCTTCGTCTGGGTTGACGTCCTTACGTGGAGCCTTGCCAAACAGTTTCTCAACTGCTTCTTGTACCTTAGGCATGCGTGTCTGTCCACCAACAAGGATAACTTCGTCGATGTCAGCGGCAGTAACACCTGCATCTTTCATAGCAACCTTACATGGTTCAATTGAACGCTGGATCAATACATCTACCATCTGTTCAAACTTGCTACGTGTAATCTTGACGATCAAATGCTTAGGACCGCTTGCGTCTGCTGTGATGTATGGCAAGTTGACTTCAGTCTGTGCGGCGCTAGACAATTCAATCTTGGCCTTTTCAGCTGAATCCTTTAGACGTTGTAGTGCCAACTGATCCTTCTTAAGGTCGATGCCAGACTCTTTCTTGAACTCATCTACTAGATAGTCCATGATAACTTGGTCAAAGTCTTCACCGCCTAGGAATGTATCACCATTAGTTGACAACACTTCAATCTGCTTGTCGCCATCGATATTGGCAATCTCGATAATGGACACGTCGAATGTACCACCACCTAGATCGTATACAGCTACCTTACGATCCTTCTTATCTTCTTTATCTACGCCATAGGCTAGAGCAGCCGCAGTTGGTTCGTTGATAATGCGAAGTACTTCGAGTCCAGCAATACGTCCTGCATCCTTAGTTGCTTGACGTTGACTGTCGTTAAAGTAAGCAGGCACGGTGATAACTGCTTGAGTAACTGTTGTACCCAAATAGTCCTCTGCTGTCTTTTTCATCTTACGAAGTACTTCGGCTGAAACTTGCGGCGGAGCCAATTTCTCGCCATTTGCTTCGATCCAAGCGTCACCGTTTTCTGCCTTGATGATACTGTAAGGCATCAAGTCAATATCTTTCTGTACAGCCTGCTCTTCGAACTTACGTCCGATTAAACGCTTTGCCGCATAAATTGTATTCTTTGGGTTTGTGACTGCTTGTCGCTTTGCTGTTGCACCTACTAGGATCTCGTCTGTAGTGTATGCAATGATTGACGGTGTTGTTCTAGCACCTTCGCTGTTTTCGATTACCTTAGCTTTTCCGTTTTCTAGGATAGCTACACAGCTATTTGTTGTACCTAAGTCGATACCGATGATTTTGCTCATAATTTTTCTCCTTTAATTAAGCAAGAATTTGTAGGCCCTTTACGGCGCTCTACAAATTTATTTATGCCTGATGAATCTGATCTTTGAAAATATTTGACCAGATTTTTAGCTTTTCACGCTTGGCTTCTGCGGCACGTTCAATATTTGTAAAACTAACGATATCTAGCTCTTGCAGTATATCTACCATAGCTTGCAAATCACCCAGTTCTTCTTCCAGGTGTTCTCTATTAGTCTTAGGTTTTCCGGGCTTGAGGTTATCCAGCCCGAAACGACTAATCTTGCTGACTGCTTGGATTACTTCAGCACATTCCTCTTGGAGGATATCCATTACTTCTTTGGTTTGTGAGTCCATATATTATCTTTCGTTATAAAATGGTGTGATATGATGCCCATTCAACTTAGTACTAGTGCGCAATGTATTATAGACATTTTGTACACCGACTGCTTGATTCCAAGCATCCTGCAATGCATGGTGTGCTAGCACCGGAGGACGCTTAGGATCGATACCGATATCGAAAAGAGTTCTGACGTCACGCACTTGCCAAAACTGCCAAGGATTCGCCTTGTCCAGTTTACGGAAAACATGTTCGCAGATCATGATGTCAAATACACTGCCGTTCGACCATACACGCTTTGCACCCCAGCAAAACTTGTACAGTTGGTCAAATGCATCACGTATATGTATACGACCTTCTGTTCCGAACGCTTCGTCTTGAGCTTCTTTACTTTGATTGGCCCACCATGCTACAGTATCATCCATGACTCGCAGTCCTAACTGATCGCAACTATCTTGATCCACTCGGACATAAAAGCTGTCCATTGCGGGTTCTTCGATATCCATACCCATAGGGTCGAACTTTACTGCACCGATAGTTAGGATAGCCGCATCAGTAGATGTTGCTAGCGTTTCTAAGTCAATCATTACATCTGTATTAGCCATTAGTTTACTTTCTCTTTATGTTTGATTTTACATTTTAACATAGTTCTGTACAGGTGTCAACCGTTAACTGTATTCATATGGGGTACTAGGATGTCCATAATCCACTGGGATGTCTCCTTTAAAGTTATCGTAATCCTGGTAATAGCCTTCGTTGGGTTTAAGCTCGCGCCAGTCGACATATTTGATCTTAGCCAGTAACACTTCATTCTTACTAAGCAAGTCACACACAATGAATGAACTAGAACAGGCGCCTCGAATAGTTTTAATCGGTGCATGTTTGTATTCATTAGCCAATAAAGCCTTGTGCATGGCACCGCCATACGGAGCCATGATGCGAACTATGCCTAGCTTTTGATTTCTTAAACGGAACTTATCGTAGATAGTAAGTTCTGTGAGTGTAGCTTCGTTGCTATCACTAATACGCAACAATGCGTTTTTAACTTTGATGCTACCTTTGGTATGACTGTTATCAGGCGTTTCCTTAGTACTCCAGGATAGCTGACAGTCTACATGATTGACGTATAACGTCTCTCCATGAAATTTTAAGACCCACATTGGAATGGTCTCGTCTTCTAAGTGTTTCTTGTTGAAATGGAAAACTACATCTCTGCAAGCATATTCAATCTATTGTTGTGACATTTTTTTCTCCTTTAAGTTCACATTGTATTTAATAACGACTTCCAGGTTGTCCTGGTTCATTTGAGCCCGTGCAGGCCAAATTATGATCTGTTGCCCGGGGGCAACGCTTGTTTCCACATTCAGGGCAAACGACGAGCATACTCATAGTTAAAGGCCAGCCTCGGCTGTCTTTACGTTCGCTCATGCAGTTATAACAACCACACTGGTCTTCAGTGCTGTTATCATTCTTAGCCTTCCAGCTTTCGGGCATGGTCCAAGGACGTTGTTGTATATCTTCTTCGCCTAACAACTTGCCGATCTTCTTAGTAAGTTCGTGCTGATGGGCATTAGACGTATACGCATAGTTATACTGTAATAATACCATAGTATGTTCATGCATGCCCTCGTGTTGCATCTTGATATGCACAGTGCCCATGAGGTCTTTTTCATACCAAATTTCGGTAGGATAGATCTTGACTACTTTTACAGTCTGTACAGTCATCGATTGTCAATAGCCTCTACACATAAATGTTGCCACAATTGAACATCGTCGATATCAGGTCCAAACTGTGCGCCATAACTTAACGACACAGGGCGGGTGAAGATATCTTCACCGGTAGTATTGTCCGTGATTATCAAAACACCAACACGAGCTTCTTCTCGGAGAACCTTACATTCAAACTGATTATCTAAAGTAGATTCCCAAATAACAGAATTTGTCATTTCTTTTCCTCAGCTTTCTGTTCTATCTTTACTTCTGGTTTATCTATATATGTAACGATGAACTTTTCACCGTAGTGCCAACCAAACGCTGTAAAGAAACCTGCTACTACCCAGTATGCTATCACTTTTTAGTTTCCTCTAAGTGAGGAGCGATCCTGGCAAGTTCTTCCTCGTGAGCAAATCGCTCTGGAGGATTCAAATGCCAACTATCCTTACTAAAGATAGTAACAGGTTTCCAGTATTTGTGTAGGATGTTGTTGATAGCCACGATAGCCGCGACTACAACAACAAATCCTAACATAGTTAAGATGCTGCCGGCTAAAAAGACGGCCGCTTGATCCATGTCCATATAGTTCCTTGGTTAAAAGGCATCCCAGTAACGGTAGCCTTGTTCTTTCACTTTAGTAAGCACAAGAGTGTTTCCGTTAGAACCAACAAAAACATACTTGTTGCCATTATCATCGATCTTCTTCAGATGGGCAGGCTCAAAAGTCATTTGTTCCCAATCCCAATCGCCGTCAGCATCTTCTTCTTGGCTGTAAGACCTGTAGCTGACATTTACACGCTTGTTAAGCGGATTACCGTGCCACTCCTTTGATTCGAAATCAGCGTCGCCGACTTCTTCACCATTGACCATTAGCTTGACCTTGTAACGCCCATCATTACCATACTCAGGCTTGGCATTCAGCATAGTCATAGCTTCCTGAGGAGACTCGTTAAATCGGTTCATCTCTTCGACCAATGCCTTAAGCATATCAAAGTTAAACTGATCAAACGTTCCAGCGATACCGATGATACGATCGATATGTTCCTTGGCCTTAAGATTATCTTCGCAGTACTCGCGGATAAATTCCGATTCAAGACCGTTGTACTCCAATGAGTAGAAGATTCGTCCTGGACGATTCTTCATGTGCTGATTAACACGGTATTTGTCATTACAAGTAAGAACGAACAACTTCTTGCTAGGATATACTCCATCTAGCAAGGTTAGCATAGCTTCTTGATCGTCGCTATCGTAGATCTTTTCGAACTCGTCGAACACTACGATTGCAGGTTGCTCGATGCTCTGGATAAAAGCATTGAACGCTTCTCCGCACCATGGCTGATTGATTACGATAGTCGGATAACCCTTGTCGTATCCTTTGAAAGATAGCATCTTAGCCAAAAGAGTCTTACCAGATCCTTTTTCACCAGTAAGCATTACACCGGTAGAGCTTGGACGGTCTTCGAAAGCATAGAGGATACGTTCTGCACGTTTGTGCGTATCTCCATAGACTTTGCCCTTGATGTCGAAGGCGTCAACACCTTCGAGAAACAACTCACCAGTCATTTCATTCTTCTTAATCACATAGTTCCCAGCTGGAAGTTGCTCGCGGATGTCGAGTGCTTCCTTCTTTGATACTCTGTATGTGTTTCCTTGCTTCAGAAAGTATGTCATCATCTACCTTGTTAGGTTTGGGTTTAAAACGTAGTGTGGTGCGCTTAGTGGGAGTCGAACCCACCAAACAGAGATTTAGAGTCTCCTTACCTTCCGCAGGTTCTTAAGCGCATTGTCTCTATTATAGTAGATGTTGATTAGTATGTCAATACAATTTTGGTGGAAGTTGCTCTTTCGCCAGCTTCTTTTTGTATCGATTGATCGCCGCGGCCTTCTTGCGCTTGCGTTCAGTAGTGGGCTTTTCGTAGAACTCTTTGCGTCGTAGTTCATCCATGATGCCACTGTCTTCAATTTTTCTCTTGAAACGTCTCAAGGCTTGGTTCATGTTCTCACCTTCCCTGAGAGTTACACGGTTACCGTCGAAACGTTTATCCCTCTGTGTCATTTTCGTCTTCTTCTCCATCATCGTCCGTGACCTGCGCCACGATCCAGTCTAAGTTATAAATTCTGTTCTTACTAATCAATCCATAAGGAGTGATTTCATCATTAGTTATATAGTGTGTATTAGGTTGAGCAAGAAGATAAGTTACAAATAATTTAGTAGTAGGATCGCAGTTGTCAATATCGATAATGGTAATATCGCATTGGTTAGCTACACTAAGTAGCCAATCTACATCGTGCTCATTGTCATCGTAGATGAACACATTAATTTCTTCTATATTGTGGCTCAAAATAGTTTGAAACTGTTGCTTCACATATAGCGAAGGCTTTATTAACAGATATCCCATATTCAAATTGAATAGTTTATCCGGCGGTGTTATTAAGTTGATTTTTCCTAAGCTCATGGATTCGTTCTTCGTATTGTGCAAGTTTCTCTTCTGGGTAATCAGTGAATCTGGGCCCATTTAATTTAACGTTCTCAACGAATTGATAAAGGTCCGGTTCTGTTGTTGGATCGACGATAACATCGCTAAACTGATGAGCGTTGTACTCCACATATAATTGATCGATTGGTGAATGGCCTGGCCTTGCAACAATCCTAGACCAAAGTGTTCCGTTGCCTTGTTCTGCATTCTGTACATATTCATTTACTCCCGGTTCTGTATTACTGTCCTGCCCAGGCTGTCCTTGATCATGTAAGTCTTTTTTTTTGATTCTTCGTCAAGGGTTACTTCTTTGCCCTCAGTATCGATATAACTATCACCTCGGGCTACTCGTTCTTCTACTGTGTCTAAGTGTTCTTGTAATTCTGGAAGTATCTGGAACTTCTTCTCTTTCTCAGCTTCAGCAACTTTCTCAGCTTCAGCAATCATTTGGTTCCATTGCTCTATCGGCATTGGCGGATCTGTTTCTTCGTGTTCGACTAGCTCATTAATCTTTTCAGCTAGTTTAGGTTTTACTTGTCGAACTGCTTCAGCAATACGTTTAATATCTTCTTGGCTAAGTTCGTCATCGGGTTCAGGTACAACTACAGCTGGAATTGGTTTAGTTACGGGTTCAACTGGAGTTTCAACCACTGGAACAGTCTTGTGTACTAAAGGCTCTTCTTCGACTATAGGCTTTCTGTGCCAACCAATCGTCATCTGTGCGGCCAGTAACATGATAACTGCCAATGGATCAAATACTACTACAATTAGTATAATAATCCAAGTGACTGATTTTTCGAGCATGTTTTCATCAGCGCCGTGATCACCGTAGATAAATTTAGCGATATATTTGATTGGTCCGACTTCTGCTTCGACTTTTCTGTTCTCTGCGGCAATAGGAGCACGTTGCTCGTTTAATACAGATATAGCTTTATTAGACTTGTCGATCTCTGCTAGTAGTCTTGTGCGTTCTTTGGCTTGGCTCTGTCTCAATGCCGATGCCTTACTAGCACCTTTCTCGTCATTACTACGAGACATGATCTGATCAACAGCCTCATCCATCTGCTTGAGTGCTTTGCGATCAGTTGCGATAGTGTCTTTCTCTACTCGTATCTTTTCATCAAATACAGCAATCTTAGCCTGAACATCTCCTGTAACTAGGCTTTGATCATTGTGTGCTTTAGAAAGGAAACCAAATATGCCCATACTAGTTATAAGCATCAACACAACCACTGCGGTAGTCATGTATAGTTTCATGAAACGTGGAGCACGTTCCCAATTAGCTTTTAACCAACTAGCACATACTAGTTTGGCTATTTCTAATGCCGAACCCATAACTATAATAGGAACTGCGGCCGCTGAAAAAATAGCGGTCAAACCAACTACAGAGTAGTAAATTGCGACCGCTGAAATTGTTAAACCAGTTAGTAGTAACAGGTAAGCCAGTATCATTGTTTCCTTACAATGTCGTACCAGAAATTTGAGTTACACCAATGTCTGCCCAAATCTTGGCTGGTGTGTCTGGTTGTGCGACTGTGAATGTTAATTGTTGATCTTCTACGTTCTGGAGATTCCAAACTCTAGCAGAACGTGTCTCACCACTTGATCCACCAAATATAAAACCACGAGTTACTAGTTCTCTAATAGCCTGTGCGGTAGTAGTGTAGGTCGATGTTGCAGTGCTTCCATCGTAGCTTGTTGTATTCAGTTTTTGCAAGCCTGGTAATACGAAAGAATCTCTATCATATACTACTGTGAATGCAACACCAGTTGGTTGATTATCTGCGGCTGTGTTGCCTGAGCTAGTTACAACCACGTTTTCGATGCGGCAGTCTGAGAGCAATGACAGATTTTCTAGCACATGAGCCCAACGAATATTTCCGCGAGTTACACGGTTTGAGTTCGCTTGGCTAGTAGGTTTAACAGCATAAGTATCCCAATTATATGGGTTCAATGCTCCGTTGGTATTACCGTCGGCTGTTGGATATGTTGCCGTGCTAGCTGTCCACACCACACGATAATATCCTGGTGTTAGTTGATTTGAATCTTGTTGGTATCCTGATGCCATGTTTTTGGGCTCCTAGTTTATAAGATATTTATCAGTAAATACCCTCTAGCACAATAATACGCTAGAGGGAAAGTACAGTCAAATCGTTTGGTTACTTAAAGATAATCATGGCCATCAATGCGGCTTGTACGAAAAATCCCAATCCGATAGTTACGATATTGAGTATATCTTTCTGGATAGTAGCTTTAATAAAGAAGCAAAACAATCCAGTCCATGCAAAAAGCACTAGATCTACAGGAGGCATCTTTTCAGTTAGTCCTGTAAGAACTGCCAATAGAGTAGGAATAGTAGCCAAGTGCATTAAAATCACTGCTACCCAGCCCATAGTCTCTGCGCTTATATGCGGAGCATGTTCTTTGATATTCTTAACCCAATTATCTAGATTAAAAAAGTCAGAGATGCTTTGTTTTGCCACAGCAAAAAATTCATTTGTAGTCATAAATTTCCTTATTTGTAAAAGATATGTCGGCCAATTTTAACAATGGGCTTTTTGCCCCATTTAGGATTTACATAGTCTGCATGATAATACAATGCCTGATCTAGATCTCGGATCCTAAATCCTTCGAGTAGTACTTTTTTAGCTACTTCCATACTCTCTGTGTAAACTGGGCCATTCATTGGTTTCTGTGAGCTTGCTGTCGAGCAATACCAACTAAACTGGCATAGAACTTTTTCATATACAACATTTTTTTGGTATACTACTTGGCAGATGTCGCTTGGGAACTGTCCGCTTTCGGTTCTATTGATGGTTACTTGTGCAACCGCTACTTTACCTTCAAAAGGTTCGTAGCCTGCTTCGTGATAGATATTACGTGCTAGACAATCTAATTGCTTCTGTCTTAATTGTGCAGTGATTGGGCTTGGATTTTCTCTAGCCTCTCTCAATCTATCGAACTTCTTTTCTACAGCAGATTGTGCTGTAACTGTTAATGCCACTAGGACAAAACAGTTTAATACTATTTTGATAATGCGTATCATTTTATTCTCCTTTACGCTGGATGAGGTGTCGCTACCACCATCGTTAAACACACTAGGCTGTTTGAATTTCTCCCTTTGGTTAGCCATTTTAGCACCCAAACCGTTTGGGGCTAATATATAGTTATCACCTGCATGAGAAGGTAATATACTATTATTTTCAGTGATCATGCTTTATCGCCTCATACGAGCGATTTCTTCTGCTTGCTCATTATTAAAAACAGGCACAGCATTGCTTTTATGCATGGTCGCGATGCCTTTAATCAATGTACCGGTATAAACTTTTGGTTCGGCCTTAGCCGCAACACCGCAAGTATGTTCACTGTTCAAACTAGGATAGTGTTTAGTTTCTCTGCGATATGTCTCGGCTGGTTTGAAAGTATCAGCAGACATTGCGCGAGTCTTACGTCGATCCTCTTGATCGATCTTATGCTTCTTAAGTAATGCTTCCCACTCTTTTTGAGAAGCAAGAAATTTGGCTTTGTGTTCTGCGCTTTTGAATTTTACATTCTTGCGTTTCTTAGAGCTAGTGGTTGAGAGCCACGGGCCTTCAAGATGCATACTCATAGACATTCTCCAAAATTAACAGTAATACTCTTATTATACTGTCACTTTTGGAGAATGTCAACTACTTTTGAATTATACTTTGAAGCTTTCGCCACAGCCGCAACGTGCTGTTTCGTTTGGATTCTTAAAATCAAATCCTTCATTGAGTCCGTTTTTAACCCAATCGATCTCCATGCCAAACATGTATACTTCGTGCTTTTGATCAACTAACACTACAAACTCGGGTTGTGCATAATTGATTACATTGGGTTCTGCTGTGTACTCATCTACATACTCTAGTGTATACTTGAGTCCACTGCAACCGCTAGTCTTGACACCAAGTCGGATGCCAACACCTTTGCCTCTCTTTTCTAAAAACTCTTTTACTTTTTTACGAGCTTTGTCGGTTACGGTAATCATTTACTGCCGCCTTAATCGCATCTTCTGCCAGTATGCTACAATGTATTTTGACCGGAGGCAGGGCGAGTTCTTCTGCAATCGCAGAATTCTTGATGCTTCCTGCTTCGTCAAGAGTCTTACCTTTAAGCCATTCTGTAACAAGAGAGCTAGACGCAATTGCCGACCCGCACCCGTAAGTTTTGAATTTAGCATCTTCAATAATACCTTGTTCATTGACTTTGATTTGTAATTTCATTACATCTCCACAAGCTGGTGCGCCCACCATACCAGTACCAATACTAGGGTCAGACTTGTCAAAGCTGCCAACGTTTCTAGGGTTTTCGTAGTGATCGATAACTTTGTCACTATAAGCCATTACTGTATTGTAACATGTCCGGTAGCCCAAAGTACTGCGAGTATAGGCCCGGCAATGTGTTCTCCGATTTCATATAATGCCCATGCAGTTAAGGCAACTGCCCACCATGGGTTAGTTTCTGCTTTTTGTCCTAGCCACGTAAAAAATTTACCATGAGCTCGGCCGATTGAATTTGCTACTTTTACTATCATTAATTCTGCACCAATACTGTTCTATAACAATTACAGTTAGCATCTAGGACGTTCTCCCAGTGATAACCATACGGTGGCACATAAGGCCCGTATACGGGCTGTGGATTAACATAAACTACGGGAGGAGGAGGAACAGGCCTAGGTTGAGCAATAGCATAACCAACTACTCCACCTAACACCAAAGGTGCAACCCAACCATAACCGCCACCGTGATAATGATTGGGTCTTGGACCATGTCTCCATCCATCTGCACGAGCATCACTCATCGTAGCAAATAAGGTACTCATTGCTAGAATAGATCCGAATACCAAAGTGAATATAAATTTGCTCTTCATAATGTGCTCCTTTGCAGTATTTATCGGTTATTTGGCCTCTTTACGGGCTGTCTTAACCGCAGTAACATCGTTACGAGTTTCCTTGCATAGCTTGGCTAACTCTTGTAAGTGCTTGCGAACACGGGTTCCTGCGGCACTAACTTCTTTGTCGTAAAACTTTTCAAAGTCAGCTTGCATACCCTCAACTAGGGCTGTAAATTCTTGATATTTTGTACTCATAACGTCTCCTTGTGAAATATCTACTATAATTTAGCAGATATAAAGGATGTTGTCAACAGTCTTGATTAACCAGCAAAAACGTTGTCGCTACCAGACTCTATCAGCACACCATTTGACATAGGATCAGCTTCTCTGGCTACTCCTAGATTTTCAGCGAATACTTCTGTAGATGCTTGGACAACATTGGCGCCGCCAGCATCAACTGTTGTCAGATATGCTGTTTGATAATCGTTAGTGATTACTGTTTTTGCTCCAGTCTCTAACAATCCATTTGCGATATCAAGATTGGCACGAGCTACGGATATTTTAGCTGTCATATTATCCTGCTGTTGGCGCTCCAGTTGGGCCAGGAGTTTCACCAGTCTTAGCTTGATCAGCTTTGGCTTTATCTTCGATAGCCTTAATTTTAGCTTTTGCTTCTGCTTCCGACTGTTTCATCCATAATTTTGTTTTGGCAATTTTCTCTAGAACATACTTGCCGATGCCAGTATCTGCGAGATAACTTGTTATGAAGCTCTGGGCAGTTCCTGCAACATTTGTGATGATACTATTGGCAGTTCCTGCAACTTTAGCAACACCTTGAATAGTTGTTATGTTTGAAACACCCTTTTTTACTTTTTCTTTATAATCAGCCGGTGGTACTTCGATCTTCTCTTTCCCAGCTTCTTTTCTAGCAACATTAGTAGCAGTTTGTTGAAACTCATTGTGTTCTACCTGATCAGCTACTTGCAAGGCGTGTTGCACAGCAAGTTCAGTTAATACACCTGATAATGTGCTGATAGCCTGTTGTATACTAGCGGCAGCATCGGTCATGCTGGTGGCATTTCCGGTAACCTTATCAGCTATCGACGTCAACGTAGATTGTATCGAGTTGAGGGCATTTACTTGACCGGCCATCAGATTTGTCATTGATCCTGGAATCTTTGCCGCGGCGCCGTTGGCTCCTGTGACAAAATATGATATATCCGATACTTGTACCGTTAAACCAGCTATGGCTGGAGAATTATCAAATGCAGTAAAAACTCCAGAACCACCAGTAGCCCCCATAGGTGTTGCTTTGGGAATAGCTATTACTGTTGTTACGGGTGGGGTCCACGATCCTCCTGGCATTACATATCTCCTAAAACTATATTTATGCTAGTTTAATACCAGTGGTATTTTGGATGTAGGTGTCTGACGCATCCTTATGAGTCGGAGCGATCACCATTACAGTGCCTTTGCTGATGTTAATATTAGCATCTGGATCTGTAGTGAACAAGAAGGGAACTAAAGCTATGCCTTTTGCACTTGCGGTTAGAACCAAAGGTTTACTTACGGTAATGCCCAATGGATTTTCTTCTACTAGTTTAGCGACAATTTCCTCGCCCGCAGTTGTTTTAATTGTTACTACTTCGCCTGGTGTGACACCTTTATTAATTAACATGATTTTCCTTTTCGAAATATTTCTTGAGTTCTGTGAACCCGCCTACTAATTTATCATCTAAAAAAATCTGCGGGACACTCCTGACTCCAGGAACTGCGGCTAATAGATCTTCTCGATCCCATCCGCTGTTGATATTTCTTTCTTCAAATTCAACCCCCTTCATTTCAAGCAGTTTCTTAGCTTGGACGCAATAGGGGCAATCGTTCTTACTCCACACGATAGCTTTCATATTCTTTCCTTATAATACTGGTAATTGTTCGTAATCTAACACGTCGCTCATGACGCCGATAACATAGTTAGTGCTTTCGCTTTCCTGCAAGGCAGTTTGTTTCTTGCTAGTATCACTATGTTTATTGAACCAAGGAATTGGTGTGCTCTTAGGAGCAGGCTGTCCGTACTTGATACCAATCTGTTTTAGTGCATCTGCGGCTGTATAATCTACGAAATCTTTTAGGATGTTTGCGTTAAGTCCAATGACTGGTCCTTTCTGGAACAGATAGTTTGCCCAATCTTTTTCTTCGCGTATGACATCCATATATAACTGATAAACTTCTGCTTCGCATTCTTGCTTGGCTTGTGCAAAGCGAGGATCTTCCTTAACCACTTGATTGATGATATAAGCAGTCCAATCTTTATGACCTAGTTCGTCCTGTAGGATCAAACTGATGATATTGCCATTACCGATAAAGATCTTGTTCTCTACCATTGCAAGACTCGTAGCAAACGATACCATGAAACGTAGTGCTTCAAGTGCGTAACTTGCGTGTAGTGCAAGCCATATTGCTTTGATATGTTCCTTCTCGTCGATCGTCTCGCCTAATTCTTTTCGACAATTAATGACATGCAATTTGTCATAGTAGTCTCCCACATTACTGGCCATGCTGATGATTTCATTCGTATCGTGGATAGTGTTAAACACTTCCTTAGGCACGTTATAGATATTACGAATGATATGGCTGTAGCTACGACTATGGATATTAGTTTCAAAGAATGTCCAGTTATAAACCAGTGCTTCTAATTCTGGCAAACTAACAACAGGTGCAAACACTTGGCTAGGCCCACGTCCTTGCAAACTGTCTAATGCCGTCTGACGTAGCAAGTTACTAGTAAAGATATGCTTGATAGCATCGCTGGCATCTTTGAAGTCATTGGCATCTTTGCTTAGGCTAATCTCTTCTGGCACCCAGAAGAATCCACGTGCAGTTGTTTCGAAATCTGCAATCTTCTTATACTTAACTTCTTCGAATCTCTGGATAGTAACTGGGCCAGCTGGGTCCAGAAACATCTTACGTGATAGATAGTCTGTCTTTGTGTTTAAGTTATATTGAGCTTTGCTCATAGTTTGCATGCCTCACAATCTTCTTCGATAGAAGTTTCATTTTCTCTTTCATAAAATCCGTTGTAGTGTACTTCTGGTGTAGGCTCAGCATTCTGTTTGCTACCTGCCTTATTGATCAAGCTGTAGTAGAATGTCTTCAACCCCCACATATGAGCTTGCATTAGATTCTTAGCAATGAGTGTGGTAGGAACTTTACGATCCGGGAAATGTGCTGGATTGTAAAATGTGTTAGTGCTGATACTTTGATCTACATAGGCCGCTAGTACTGCCGCAGTCTTTAAGTAGGCTGTGCAATCAGTTTGCTCCCACATTAACTGATACTTGTTCTTTAATTTATTATATTCAGGAACCACTTGTGTAAATGAACCTGCTTTGCTTTCCTTAGTACTAATCAAACTCATCGGAAGCTCAATACCATTGGTAGAATTAATAACCACGCTACTGCTTTCCACAGGAGCAATAGCCATAAGAG